CTAACACTTCGAAGAAATGATATTGATTTAGAAAGTCTAAGAAACGCAATTCGAAAGAAAGCTGAAGAAAGAAACACATTGATCTATTTAGAGAATAGTGAGAAGTATTTAAAAGATATAGAGGAAAGTGAAGATCTTAAGACAATTTGGGAATCATATGTGCAGAAGTTTCCCTATGCAGAAGGTATTCAGTTTGATGAAATTACTGATATTCTAAGAGCAGTTTTTAAGTGACATAAAATAGGCTCAATGAAAAGGATAATTTAACAATATTAACTGCATATGGAATAGAACGATTGTTACATTGAAAATTTTAACGTTACATTACGAGACACTTCAAATGAGGTGTCTTTTTTCATGCCTAATGAGGAGGTGAGGCACTATGGCAGATAATTTTGGACTGAAGATTGGGGTCGAAGGGGAAAAGGAGTTCAAAAACGCACTTCGAGAAATCAACAGAGATTTTAAAGTGTTAGGCTCTGAAATGAAACTCGTTACTTCCCAGTTCGACAAACAGGATAAATCTCTACAGGCAGTGACAGCAAGAAATGAAGTGCTGAATAAAGAGATCGATGCCCAAAAGAATAAAATCAGCACCTTGGAATCTGCCCTTAAGAATGCCGCCGAATCCTTTGGTGAAAATGATAAGCGAACCAAAGCCTGGCAGATTCAGCTGAATAACGCCAATGCTGATCTTAACAAAATGGAGCGGGAGCTGGATGAAAACAACAAAGCTCTTGATGAAGCCACAGGTGGATTCGGAGATGCAGGTAAAGAAGCTGACAAGTTTGGAGATGAAATTAAAGAGTCAGCTAAAGTAGCAGATGATTCAGGTGGAAAGTTTGAGAAACTTGGATCTGTCATGAAAGGTGTGGCCGCCGGTATTGGTGTGGCCATGGCAGCCATAGGAACTGCAGCAGTCAGCGCAGGAAAGAAATTATATGATATGGCAAATGATGCAGCCGCTGCCGGAGATGAAGTGGATAAAGCCAGTCAGAGAATAGGCCTTTCGAGACAAGGCTATCAGGAATGGGAGTATGTTCTCTCTCAAAACGGTGCCAGCATCTCATCTTTAGAAAACGGGATGAAAAAACTGAATAATACCGTGGATGATGCCATTAACGGAAGTGCTTCTGCCACTGATAAATTCAAGAGACTGGGCATTTCAATGGAGGATCTTCAAGGCAAATCCCGAGAAGAAGTCTTTGAGATGACCGTAAAGGGACTACAGGGCATTGCAGATGAAGGTGAAAAAGCTGCAATTGCCAACGATCTTCTCGGAACATCATCTGTTGAACTTGGCGCTCTTTTAAATCAAACGGCAGAAAGTACAGATGCTCTAAAGAATAAAGCCAGTGAACTGGGCCTAGTGATGAGCGATGAATCCATTGATGCGGCTGTTAATTACACCGATGCCATGGATAACCTCACCCGATCTTTTGCTGGTGTGAAAAACAACATCACTTCGCAGCTCCTTCCAGGATTCACCATGGTTCTAGATGGACTTACTGGACTTATCACCGGTCAGGAGGGAGCGGCAGAACAGCTTAAAGAAGGGGCCAGACAAACGGTGGACCAGATTGCAGTCATCCTACCTCAGATTTTAGAGGTGGTGACTGGACTTATAGCTGCCATTGCTGAGGTTGCACCGGATCTCGTTCTTGCTCTTGTAAATGGTATTCTTGATAACTTGCCAACGCTCATTGAAGCCGCCACCAATATTATTATGACCATTGTGGGAGGACTTATAGAAGCACTGCCGCAGATTACAGAAGGGGCACTTCAACTGGTTCTTACTTTGGTGGATGGTATTATCGCCAATTTACCAGCGCTTGTAGAAGCAGCACTTGTGATGATTGTGACCCTTGCCACGGGTCTTGGTGAAGCCCTTCCGGAGCTGGTTCCTTCCATTGTAGAAGCGGTTATTCTTATTGCTCAGACGTTGATTAATAATCTGGATTTGGTACTCGATGCAGCTTTTCAGATCATAAGCGGACTTGCTCAAGGTCTACTTAATTCACTGCCGAAGCTAATAGATGCCCTGCCTCAAATCATCAATAGCATAATCACCTTCATCACAAATAATCTACCTAAGATTATCGAGATGGGCGTTCAACTGACCATTCAATTGGCAGCAGGACTAATAAGAGCGATCCCTCAGCTTGTCGGTCAGCTCCCGCAAATAATCACTGCCATCGTGACAGGCCTTGGCAGGGCTATCCCATCCATGATGGACGTGGGACGAAACATCGCAAGGGGTCTATGGGATGGTATTTCATCCATGATAGGGTGGCTTAAAGGAAAAGTCGACAGCATGGTCAGCGGCATTGTCAAAGGTGTTAAAGGCGTTCTTGGAATCCGTTCACCTTCTAAAGTGTTCGCGGGTATTGGTGCCAACATGAGTGAAGGTATCGGAGAAGGATTCACTGAGGCCATGAGCGGGGTTGAAAAAGACATTCAAGGCGCTATTCCTACAGACTTTGACCTCGATCTGAATTCTCAAGTTTCTGGAAGTCTCGGTGGATCTGAAGGTGCAGTCTTTGATGTAACCATTCCACTAACCATCGATGGCAATATCTTAACCCGTGTCATTGCCCAGCTACAGTGGAACCAGAACACCGTCACCGTCAGAAACCTCGGAGTGTCAGGAAGCTAAAACAGAGAGGAGGGATAAGCCTTGATTGAAATCTATGCTGGTAGTACGCTTCTTCAAAGCATCAAAAAAGTTATGAGTGCCAATGTCAGAGAAACCTTGGAGGGAGAATATACCCTTTCATTCACGGTACTTGCAAAGTCAGCACTGGCACTTAAGGTTAAACAGATAGCCAAGCTTGATGATCAGTATTTTGAAATTGTTCAGATATCAAAGAGCCTTCAGGGCAGCCTTCCCATCTGTTCAGTGATCTGCGAGCACGTCTCTTATGTCCTGAATCATGAGATGTATAACATCACGGAGTTTGACTTCACCGGAGATCCGGCGGCAGGACTTTCACAGGTCCTTTCAGGCACACCATTTAATGCAGGTATTGTAGATTTCACAGAAAGTGTCACCATGAAAATCAATCAGGAAGTCTCAAGAAGGGCTGCCCTGATGCAGTACATTGCCATCCTTGGTGGCGAGATTGAGTACGATGGTTACAACATCAACATCCGAAGCCACAGGGGAAGCATCGACTACATCCCGGTAATGGATTCAAAGAATGTCACCAACGTAGCGGTATCCCATGATTCCAGGGAGAATGCTTCATCCTACGACATCTCCTTCTTCAAACTATTGAACCTTGCGGTGGGCGATAATGTACAGATTGTATTTAATCCCTTAGGAATCAATGTGAAGACAAGAATCATCTCCTTGGAATACAATCCATTCTACCGTTACAACATCCGAGTGGAAGTGGGAAGATACAGACCTAGCATTTCAGACACCTTTTACCGGATAGAGAGTTCTTTAAATAACGTGGGAAGCTCGGTGGATGATATCCAAACACAAGTGAATGACCTGGGGGTATCCTATACCATCGTCTCCAATCTAGTGGTGAATGAAACTACCATTGATGTGACCTACACCGTAGAGAAGGGCGATACCCATCAGTATCACGCTCAGTATCAATACACCACAGACAGCGGGGGAAGAATTACAAGCATCACCCTCGATAACATTTTCTCTGAGCTACTATTAAAGGAAGTGTCCACGTTGACGGTGGATATGATGAGTTTTTATATTGAGTATGCAGATGGAACAACAGCGACATACAACTACACCGTGGATAGCGGTGGTCGAATCACCAGTGTCACAAAAGTATAAAGGAGGGCTGAATCCATGAGCTATGATCATATTTTTAATAATACCTTGGCCATTTGGACAGCCTTTGGTGGCAGGGGAGATGTTCTCTTCACTATCCCAACTTTGAGCTGGACCAAGAAGTACTATAATAACTTTGGTTATACCCAGTATGGTAGTGAGAAGCAGATTAATGTCTATGATAATGGCAATGCACAGATCGCCGTTTATTATGCAAAGACTCCATATATGTCCTACTGGAACAAGACCACCAAGCAGTGGACCGTGGTCAGCGTTCCCTGGTGGAGCTATGGTCAGCCGGAGATTCTCTATGCAGCAAACGGTGTGTTTATTGCAAAGATCGTGGGACTTGCCAATGTTATCGCTTCTTTTGATGGCATCACTTGGCATAATGCTGGATACTGTCCGGGAGCCTATAATGCCATGACCTGTGGAGCTTATGATATGGCCATAGGGTCTGGTATCGTCAGCTGGTGGTACTATAAGTCTCCGGTCTATTATAGCTTTGATTCTCTTGAGGAAAGAACTGCATGGACCTTGGTTGGATCGGATGGAACTTCGGTACCAATCTTCAAATACCTGACCACCCATAAGGGGAATTTTATCGGTGTGGTTGGTGGTGATAAATCTATAGCGATAGCTAGCTCAGCCAGTCCCGGTCTTTGGACCACGACCATACCTGAGGATGTGAACGATACCCGGTATATGTTCATTCGGTCTGTAAATGATGTCCTCTTTGTGATGAAGTTCAACTACACCAATGTGAGTGGCGATTACACCTACTATGTGAAGCTCTGCGTGATGAGCGATGATGCCACTCAGATTACAGAAACAAATCTTTCATGGGTAGGAGATCTGGCCAACAACAACATCCCAAATCCAAGGAACATCATCTGGATGGAGGACTGGGGCAAGTTTGCCCTTCTAAAAGAGAGTATGCTCTGTGTCTCCAATGATGGACTATATTGGGAGGGAGTTGAACAGCCAGGTTTCACAACAAGTCAGTACGATACCTTTGATGGTGCTATCTACATTCCCGGTGAAGGCTTTTATGTAAAATCCAGCGGCTATGTTTATTTTGGTGCTTATTAATAAAACTATGACGTCCTTCGCCGGGCGTCTTTTTATATACAACAATTTATGAAAGTGAGGTAACGACAATGAGAGAAATTTGGAACATTGTTCAGATGATATTTGCAGCTGTGGGCGGTTGGTTGGGTTACTTTTTGGGAGGCTATGATGGGTTTTTGTATGCTTTGATTGCCTTTGTGGTGATCGACTATCTGCTTGGGGTCATGTGTGCCATTTTAGAAAAGCACTTATCCAGCGATGTAGGTGCTAAGGGGATTTTCAAGAAAGTAGTGATTTTCTCCCTAGTAGGTGTGGCGCACATCATTGATCAGAACATTATCGGAGATGGTAGTGCCATTAGAACAGCAGTGATCTTCTTCTATCTGTCTAATGAAGGGATTAGCATTATTGAAAATGCAACAAGACTTGGACTGCCTATCCCCGAGAAGCTCAAAGACATCCTAGAGCAGCTAAAAGATGGAGGCGATAAGGATGGCACTAAGTAATTTAAAGACAAAATACATGACCAGAAATGATTGTTATACAGCCGGGAGAAAGATCACACCAAAAGGCATCATGGTTCATTCCACCGCTACGCCGGGAGTGATGGCCGCCGATTGGTTCAGTAGATGGAACAAATCCTATAAGGCTGGTGAAATCAATCGTCAGGTTTGTGTCCATGCCTTCTTGGACGATAAGGAAGTCTGGCAATACCTACCTTGGAATCATAGAGGCTGGCATGCAGGAGGAAAAGCGAATGATACCCACATCGGTTTTGAGATATGCGAGCCGAGTGGGTTTTCTTATTCAGGTGGTTCTAACATGGTAGGCTATGATGTGAAGAAAAATGAAGCCTACTTTAGAAAAGCCTGGCAGAATGCAGTGAATCTTTGTGTTCATCTTTGTAGAGAGTATGGTCTGACTGAAAAAGACATCATCAGCCATGCAGAAGGAAATAAGAAGGGGGTCGCATCCAATCATTCCGATGTAGGGCACTGGTTTCCAAAGCATGGGGAGAGCATGGATACCTTTAGGGCTGCTGTGAAGAAGGAACTGGAGAATGCAGATGATGGAAAAGAAGATTTTGAAGTGGGTAATATTGTAGAAATCAAAGCGTCTGCCAGAACCTATTATCCAGGAGGTCCAATCATTCCAAACTGGGTGAAATGGAACTATCACCTGATTACCCAGGATGTGTTTAATGGAAAACCTGTGATCAAAGGCGGCAAGGAATGTGTTCTACTTGGTAAAACCATTTTGAAAAGCACCATGGATGAGAAGGCTGGTATTATGACCTGGGTTGATAAAGATAATCTTGAGATGGTCAGTGCTGGTGTGGAGGTCGAACCTGAGAAGGAATCCGGTAAAAAATACTACCGGATACAGGTAGGCGCCTTCAGCGAAAAGAAGAATGCAGAGGCCCTAATGGCTCGCTTAAAGAAGGCAGGATTTGTTGCCTACATGAAGTATGAATAGAAGGAAAATCTCAAAATTATAGCCGGTGTTATCTCTACAGCATCGGCTTATTTTTATCCCTATATATAGTAGAAATGACTTGATAAATACTCGTTTTAGAGTGATATATACTATGACGCCGATACCCTGAAGCCTTGAATTATAGGCGTTTCAGGGTTTTATATTTTAAAGCGGTGTTTGGATGGTCATTCAAAATAATATATCAGAATGGCTTACTAAGCGAAAGGAGGAAAAAACATGGAGAGAACCATATCAGGAAGCACATCAGGCATGAGCGATGGAATCTTTAGATACGGAACGCCTAGAAATCGTCCTAGTGAGTTGAGCATAGGAAATTTAGCGACCGATGAACATAGATTAAGGGTTGCTTCATACTGTAGAGTCAGCACAGAAGAAGAACTTCAAATGAATTCTCTGGACAATCAAATCGTTCATTACACCAATTACATCCGATCAAACCCTGAGTGGCAGTTCGCTGGTGTCTTTTCAGACCTGGGCAAGTCCGGAACAAAGATGGAAAGCAGAAATGGATTCAATAAAATGATCCGCTATGCCAAGGCAGGGAAAATCGACTTGATAATCTGCAAATCAATCTCAAGATTTGCGCGAAATGTCATGGATACGTTGAAGGTGATTAGAGAGTTAAGGGACAAGAAAATATACGTACTCTTTGAGAAAGAGAATCTCTATACGGGAGATATGCAGAGTGAATTCATTCTTACGATGCTCGCTGCAACAGCTCAAGAAGAGAGTCGAAGCACATCTGAAAATATTACCTGGGCCACATCAAAACGCTTCGAACAAGGAGAAGGTAGGTTTGTCAGGATCCTTGGATATAAAAAGGTAAAGGGTAAACGTTGGGTGATTGATCAGAAGGAAGCAGCTGCGGTACGTGAGATTTTCAGACAGTATTTAGAAGGCAGAACCCCTACAGAGATTGCAAATCACTTCATCAGAAACGGTTATTTGAAAGCAAATGGAAGAAACGACTGGACCAATGTTGCTATTACATCAATCCTTAGAAATGAGCGTTATGTAGGTGATGTCATTTGCCAAAAAACATTTACAGAGGACTACCTAACACATAAGCAGGTAACAAATGATGGGCAGAAAACAAAGTACTACATCAAGGACCATCACGAAGGGATCATCGACAGAGAAACATTTGATAAAGTCCAACAGATTCTTAAGCCAAAAACTAAGGGGGTTAAGCGTGGCCCGAATAAACGCTATGATTTCACTGGAAGAATAGTCTGCGGAGAGTGTGGTGCAAACTTTCACCGCTACCAAACTAGAGGTTATGTCACATGGCGATGCAGTAACCGTAGGAAAAGCACTAGGCTTTGTAAAATGGATGGGATTAAGGATGAAATGATATTCAAGATACTTAAAAGAGCCTTCATAGAAAAGTTTGAGATTGATCCCAAGGCACCTGCGAAAAGACAAATTATTCAACTTGAGAAAAACCTTCTCAATACAGAAGTTTTGAGGGATGGAGAACAGAA